TCCAAGACCATTAACGCTTCGTTAGTGATCTTAGAAATAGTTAGCAAATTATTTGCCATGATTATTTCCTTTATATATAAATTGGGTTATCAGCGTATCCGTTTAGCCTGTCGTGCTGCTTTCCATTGGGCGTAAGTACCATGAAATGCTCCATCTCCATCGATGAGAACATCTTGTGTACCTTTCCCTGCGGTGAGAGGCTTAATCGGTGCTGGTGCTTTACTACGAGCAACAGGTTCGCTTTTGACTTCAGCAGGAGCTTCTTTACGCTCAAACTGAACTTCCAATTTCCCTAATTCCTTGAGTGCTTTGTGAACTGGCATTGTAGAAATGCGTTGGGCAAGGTCGTCATCTGATGCTAATTGATATAGGATTTGTGGGCCTACATCGGACTCTAGGATCGCATCCCGTACTTCATCTCGTACTTGGACTTGGCTAGATGCCACCATTTCATCAAAATCAGGCAATTCAGCTTTGGCTTTCTCTAATTTACTTGTCCAAGATTTAATAACTTCTTGGCGTTCTTTTTCAATCATGCGTTGCTGTTCTTGCTTATCACGCTCTACTAATGCTTTTTCCGCACTCCACTCAGCTAATGCTTCTGCATATTCAAAAGCATCTTGGAACTGACTTGCTTGGGGTTTTTCACCCAAAATGTCTTGTTCAATCTGTTGGGGTGCTGGTGCTACTTTTGCCTCAAGTTCTTGTAGGCGGGCTTCTAGGGCTTGCTTTTCGGCTTCAGCTTGTTTAGCACGTTTTGTAAGCTCAGAAAAACGCTTTTCAAGTTTGGGATTTTGTTTCGGCTTGTCTGTTACTTCCGCTTCTTCTTCTGCCTCTGGTTCACTCTCAGCTTGAGCTTCAACTGCTGGCTCTGTGTCAGGAGTTTCCTCTACTGGCGCAGCCTCAACAGGAGCTTCTTCACTAGCTAAACCTAATTTTTCAGCATGAAAATCAGCTAAATTTTCGGATGTTACTACATTTGATGCTGTTCTTACTGCTGTTTCTTCTGACATGAGATTCCTCAAGATTTTTACCCAATGAACCCATTGGTAGGTATTACAACTGCTTTTATATCATAAGTGTTGCTTATTTACAACACTAATCTTTCTTGTATTTTCTTAGATATGCTTCATAAGAAGATTCGTTATCTTTAGCTATATCAATTACATCATGTTCTGAAGGAATATGACCTTCTTTGGTAAACATTCCATTTCTACCTTCAACAACACCTTCTTTGGGCAAAAGATAAACTCTATCTCCTGCTTTATTGCCATAGGCTTTATCAATAATGTTTTTTGGTTCACCGCCTCTTGCAACTGGCAAAGCATTTACATTAAAACCTTTATGAAATCCTGTTTTCATAATGGATTTTTGGGTATCTGCTTTATTTGTTTCTGATTTGCTTTTTATATCTTTATGTTGTGCAACATAATGTTTATGAAAATGTTTTTCGCTCAAAGGATGAACAATTTCTTTATTGCCCATCTTTTTATTAATATATTCTTCTCGATTTTCAGAAGTGACAATTTCTCTAGCCATTAAATTGCCCTTTCTACAGCTTCTTCGTTGGATAGTTTCATTTCAGTCTTGTTAATATGAGCCAAAACGAGAGCCAACTGCGCTTTCATCTGCTCAATTTCAAGCTGAGTTTGAGTCTTAATAACTGTGTCGTGCGCTTGAGTGTCTGTGCGTGTCATCACATCTTCACGCTTAACTTGCAAGCGCATCTTCTCACGCTCTGTTTCAGCCTGTTGAACTTGTTCTTGAACTGTCGCACGATATTTCTTGTCCATTTGTTCGGCTTGCAGGGCTTGCTGTAGGTCTTGAATTTGCTTCTGAGCCTGAGCCAACTGCATCTGAACTTGTGGTGGAATAGGTGACTTATCGTCAATCTTAGCCAATGGATTGAGGGTCGCAAGGCGATCAGCAATAACATCTGCGCCAGGGAAATCCATGTTTCTGAACCAGAGATCGCCGATTTGTGACATTAAATTAGGATCAGCAGCGAGGATGGTAGCCATCGATTCTGATGCCTCTTGACGTTTAGAGTTGTAGCCTGGGCCTGTATCCATTACTACGTCATATTCGCCAACAGTAACATCATTGAGAATCTTAGCCACGCCATTTTCGTCTGTGCCTGGCTGATTTAGGGTCACAATCTCAGGTTTTCCGTCATCGCCAATGATTCGCATGACCCGTTCTCTGTCATAAATCTTAGGAATCAGATCAAGAATGATGCGACCTGTGTGACGGATACTGCGTGTCAGATTGTCGTAATAGTGGAAATTGGTCATATCCACTTGGGATTGCTGACCTTGCAACGCTTTACCACTCATATTGCCTTGTGGGAGCTGGCTAGGATCAAAAATACCAACTACTGCTTGTAAGTCTTGATTCATGCCTTGCAATGCTGACATTACGCCTGCTGGTGGTGGCTCTGGCTGCAGTCTTGTAGGAGCTGGAGCTGGTCTGCCTTCAATATCTGTCTGCTTATAACGCAATACAGGCATAGCTTTAATATTAGCCATTGCCCATTCATTCTCGTGTCCTTCGTCTTGACCTTCTGCCAATAGCCATTTTGCTTTGGGGGCTAAGGCTACAGTTTCAGTCAAAGCCGTTGACCAGTAGTTATACATACGTTGTGGGTCTTTAGCCATACGCACAAGACCAAATTTCTTGTGCTTGTCATCGACTCGGACTTCTTGACCATAAGTAGGCACGATTGGGATAAATTTACCCGCCCACTCGCCTTCTTCAAGGATTTCCATAGCGGTGAGCTTGCACCATTTAATCTTCTTGCGCCAAGTTTCACGCTTATCTACAACAGTAATGCCAGCAGCTTCTAAAACCTCTTTAGAAGGGATTTCATCGCTGTAGCCTGTAGTGCCATCAGATAGCTGTAAAAGCATCTCTTTCGTGCGTTCTGTGTAGAAATACTCAGCTATGCGTATATCTTCTTTCGTAACCCATTCGCTCTCTGTATCGCCTGTTCCTCTGGATGAAAAGCCTTGGTCAAATTCAGCTTCGGGATACATCTTTTTAAACACGTTTTTGCTGATAACTGTAGTAACAAGGACTCGCTCAGCGTCAGAACCATCAGGCAAAACGCTATTAGGATCAAAATAGACAGTAAATGGGTTTTCAACTGGCTTAATGTAGATTTCTTGGTCAAAGCTGTCCTCTCTTACATAATCAGTAGTAATACGCCAGTAGCCCCAGCCCATCTTGACTGCGTATTCAAAAGCGTGATCGTAGGCTGAATCGGCATCAGATTGGTTTTCAATATGACGGCAAATACCTGTCAGAATCTCAGCGATCTTGGCATCTGACTCATTGTTCATTCCATGCACTTTGATGCGTGGGCGTTGCTGTCTTTGTTGGTTACAGATTTGACGGATATAGGCATCGACTTTATTGATAGTTAGACATGGGCGAGCCTCTAATACACGGCTATTTTGCACATCTACAGGCCATTGATCGCCTGCTGCAAATCTCACATCGTCTAAGGCTTCTGCACGATTATTGCTATCCGAATCATTACAAAGCCGTAAAAAGTCTTTGGCTTCTTCAATTCTGCCGTCTGATTGGGAGTCTGCAACTCTGTCGTATGCCATAGAAATTCCTTATAGATTGCCCGATTTTAAGACAAATGTCTCATTTTTACTACACATTTTAGCCCATCCAAGAGCTAGGTAGTTGATAAGTTGCTCTTTGTTTAGGTGCTTTTCTAGGTTCGTTAACCATAAGCCCAATATAACGGAACGCATCAGCTCCGTGAGAATAGTTATCGTGTAATGGTTTTTGGCTGAACTGCTTAGTGTCAGGATCAACGTCATAGCGATAATGACGCAAGCATTGGATACCTTCGTGTGCGTTGGTCTTATCAAACCAGCACTTATTAAACATCATTCGGGCAGCATTAATAGAATCAACGATTGGTGTTCGCTCAATAACTCTAGTGTTATACCCTGAAGCTCTAACGATTTCCTCAATACTTTTGCCGTTTGATGCCAAAGTTTTGTTTCCAGCATCGTGGGGTAGCCAAATAGTATCAACAACATATCCATAAGATTGAATTTTAGCTAAATAATGTGCAATAGTTTCTTGATTGTTCTCGTAATAGCGGATAAGACGGACTTCCATTCCAATAAACTGAACAGCCCAATAAGCAGTACTGTCTGCCCAACCCAAATCGAATACAAAGTGAACAGGTTTAATTGGATCGTAGGGTACATTCGTTATCCTTCCATCTAGTTCTGCCAATGTTAGCTCTTTGGCGAAAATAGCACCATCTACAGTCTGACGGCACAATCCTTCCCAAACTGTGTTGTAGGCCTCTCTATCTCTGGCGTATAAAGCGTCTTTTTCTAATCT